CGAATACCAGCCGATCCTCGTAAAACGTGACCGAACCCGGGTACCCGGTCGTGTCCGACCACGCGCCCAGGCGCCAGTCGACTTTCGCATTGACGTTTGTCAGCGTATTCACCACGTCGACGGTTACCACGGTCGTTGAAGTCCGCCCGGTGATGCGTACGTACCCCCAGGTGCTCCCCTCTTTGATCCGGATCAGCCGCCCCACGTCCGTTGTCTGGAATCCGGTGTCGCTGTTGATGCCAGTTACTGCGGACGCGGTCAGCGTAACGCCGGTGCCGGTCGCGGCACTCGGAGTCAGCGTCGTCGTTGTCGTGTTCTGGTCGAGGTACGGCCCGTCCAGGAAAGTGATCTCAGACAGCGTCCACGCGGTGTGCCCGGTACGGCTCAGCTTGCGCGGTTCGAACACGGTGTGCGCGATGTAGAGAACGTCGGCCGACTGCGTAAACTGCAACTTGAACAGGTCGGCTTCCGTATACGGCGTGGTGATCTCGTAAATCTCGGCGATTTGCCCGGTACCATTCGACGTTGCATATCCGGTGGAGTCGACGCCCAACAACTCGAAGGTATTGGCCCCCGCATCCACATTGGCCACAGTGAACTCGCGGTTATTTACCTCGACCATGCCGGTCTCGCCGGTAATCACAATCCGGTCACCGTTGGCGTAGGTGTCGGCCCCGGCGTAGGTAACAACCGCTGGGTTCGCCTTCGAAATGCTACTCGCCGTCTGCGCCGTCAGTGTGATCTGCTCGTTGTCTTTGTAGAACCGGCAATACAGGTGCCCGAACTCGATGATGTACGCCTGAGTCGTGGAAAACTCGAAGCGAACCACGCGGGTCGGCTTCGACGAATCTTTCGCGGTAGCCGCGAAATACGTCCCTGGGCGGTGCGTGATTGGGCCCAGCGCCGTCGGCTGGTAATTGAGACAGGTCTTCAACCCGGCGCGGTACTGCTCGGAATCGACGCGCGCCGCAGCGAGCGGGCTCAATTCGCCCGCGCTAAAAGAAACCTGACCGGGGGAGGCCTTCGACATTATCGCCGCTCGGTGTCCCAGCTGTGGTCAGGGGTTTGTACCGGCGGGCGCTCAATGGCGTTGGTGCGCCGGGCTTCGGCGACAACGTCCTTCAAATCCTCGCGGAGCCCGGCTTTCTTCGTATTCGATTGCGTCAGCGCCTCGCACATCTCATGCGCCATCCAGCACGCAGCCGCCTCGCGGAACATCGGGTCCATAAGATTCGGGTCGGTGATTCGCGCGACATAGCGCACTTCCAGCGGGGCGTCCCAATCCGTCAGGATCTTCCGGCCCTCAAGCAACCAGTCGATCTCTTCCTCAGACGGCAGCAAGATACGAACGGCGTCAGACGGCCAGGTGTAGGCGAACGCCCGACCAAGATTGGTGCTCCACGATGACGCGGCGGTGCTGGAGTCGGCGGCCAGCGAGGCCCGTTTGATGGCAAAACTCCACGGGTGCGAGCGGAGCATGTAGTCGCGGCACGGCTCATACGCCACGTTGCACTCCCGCGACTCTTTGTTGGCACCGTCCAGGGCCACGATACGCCCCGCCCCGAGGCGCTGCAGCGCGCGATTTGCAATCTGTACTTCGGATGCCACGGCTTACCTCCGACGGCGTCCGTTATTGGCCGCGCAGTTTTGTCACCTGGTACGCAACCGTCATGCCGTCAGCCGCGGCGGCGACCGCCGCGCTGTCGTATACGCGCAGATACCACGCCGCTGGGATCACCAACTTCTGCGGGATGGCAATCAAAATCTCGCCATCCACAAACGCGGTTTCCCGGTACAGGCCGGGCTGGAACGTGTAGTGCCGCGTCAGACTGGCGGCCTGCACGGCCCCCGCTGTCCAATCGGCCTGTAGTACGTCTGCGTTGTCGTACAAAGCGAGCTTGATTTGCCGGTTACCAACCGTCGCGGTACTGACCAACGTGACGTGCAGCCAGTCCAGCACCCACATCTCGCCGTCCGGCACGACAATGGTCTTGTCGCTGTCGTTGGCGGCCGTGTCGATTGCGTGCTTGATGTTTACCATGGGTTTTTTACGCCGGCGCGTCGGCTTGGATGATGTACTCTTCGATCGCCTTCAGTGACTTCAGCAACTCGACCTTGTTACCGGTAAGGCCGGTCGTGGCGCCCGTCACGCGCAACTCAATGACCGTGCTGCCCGTCGCCGTGCCAAACGTCACGTCCGCCGGGCCTTTGGCACCCAGGCTCACGCCGTAAAAATGGTCTGCCATGTGTTCGTCCCCTCAAAGGAAAAGAAGGGCGGCCGAAGCCGCCCTTCGGTCAGACTTAGATCGCGTACCGCACCCGAAGCGTCACATCCGGAGTCGCGGCGGCGCCGTTCGCGGCGGTCAACGTGAGCGCCACGTCGTAGTCGCGGAACGGGTCAGCGGTCAGCCCCAGGGCCTCCCACAACGGCTTCTCCACGTCCTCGATACCGAACACCCCGGACTCGTGCGTCACCGCGGTATTCGGCAGCGCAGCCGTGAGCGCGACAGCGCTGGCGAAAAAGGCAGCGTCCACCACAGCGCCGCCGTTGTCGGCGGTCTGGTAGATACCCACGTCCGCGGCGCCGGTCGTGTCGAACGCGTCGCACGACAGAATGACCTCGGAGATTCGGGCGTTGCTCGGAATGCGGCACAACCGATAGGTCGAGCCGATGCTGGCCGAAGCCGACGCCTGCTTGGTACCAACGGCCTCGCGCATTGAGGCCCCCATCAGCCGCGCGTTAACCTTCACTTTCGGTGTCGCGTCCGCGTTGGTGATGCTGCCGGATGTCAAATTTTCCACTGCCATGTTTATATCCTCAGTTCAATTCAGGTGGCCGATTACGCGCGGTACGACTCGATCGCGTAGACCTTGTTTTCCTCGAGACGGGTTGCGCCACAGGTCAGGTAGGCGTACGCCTGCCACGGCACGCCGCGGATGTCCTTGCGCTGCGAGATGTCGGTCGTGATGTCGTTCCACACGCCGAGGTGCATGCCGGACTTGACCCACACCGGCAGCGTCACTTCGTTGGTGCCGGCCAGGACGGTCTCGATCTGCTCGCAGTGGATGAACTTGAAGCCGAGCCAGGAGTCGACTTGGCCGTTCACCAGGATCGGGGCGTCGCCATTCTTGTACTCGCTGCCGATGATCTGGATCTCGTTCAGGAGCGCGCTGCGGTCCTTGGCGGTGACGCCGATGAACGCCTGCTCGCGCGAGAAGTCGATGTAGTTGGCCTCCATCAGCTCGCGCACCGCGCGGATCTTGGCCGCGTTGATGCGGGAGTTGGCGCCGCCGGTGTTCACGTCAACTTCGTTGGCCGCGGTGAAGCTGGTCGACGTGCCACCGTTGACGCCGGTCTTGGCGGTGCCGGTGAACGCCTTGAGGATCTGGAGATCCTTCTTGCGACCGAGGGCCATCGCAGCGTTCTGCACGTACTTGCTCTGCGGGTCCGACAGCAAACGCAGCTTGTCGAACTTGTCGATCATCTGGTTCACGTCGTAGTCGGTCGGAAACACCCAGCGGCGGGCGGTCGGTACGTCGGTCCGCGGCATGTCGGCGAAACGGGTGTCGACTTCATTGGCTTCGACGGCACCCAGCTGGTCAACCGGGGACGCCTGGTCGCCTGTGTAGGTGCCAATGTCAACGGCGCTGGTGAGCAAGCCACCCATCTGCTGCAGAAGCAGCGAGACGTTGGTGGCGTACTGCCGGCCGTAAAGGTTTACAAGATCAAGTGACATTCGGGTAACTCCTTGAAAAGCGTTAGGGTTCAACGGTTCTCGAAGGGGTTATCCGGTACTCGGGCCCTGCTTCTTGCGCTTATCGCCACGCCAGGCGGAGGTCTGTTCCCAATCCGTCAGCCGGGGGGCGGGTTTTTGGCCCGCCCCTTATCGGCTTTTCATATTGTCATTCTAGCAACAGTGTTGCTATTTAGCAACACGCGGCCCGATCAACCGGCCGCCCGCGCCAGAATGTTGTGCAGTTTGTCCATTTCCTGCCGCAGCGCGGCGTCACCCTTGATGTACTTCGCACTGAGCACCGGGTCGGCTTTGATCGCGTCCAGCCGGGCCTGCGCCGCGGCCGGCGACATCGCGCCGCCAAAACCCGCCGCTCCATCGGCCGACACGAACTTGTCCTCGCCGATTTTCGCGCCGATGCTGTGAAACATCTTCATCACGCCGGCAAAGCCCAGGGCCTCCTCGAGTTTGTCAATGACCGAGGCGTCCATACCCAGCTCGGCAAACGCACCGCGAGCCACCTGAACGTTCTTGTCGTGCGCGTCACCCCACTCGGAGTGCAGCGCCGCGTCCTGCTTGGCCAGGTCGTACTTGTACTGCTCAGCCGCGGCCGCGTCCCGCGATTTGATGAACTCGTTCTGCTTTGCCGCCAGGGCCTGGGCCTGTTTCTTGGTGATACCCAACTCGTGCATCGTCGTGGAGATAAACTTGGCGTACGAGTCGTCCTCGCCGTCAGGTACAGACAGCTCGTACTCCTCCGGCTTGCCGGGGCGGCCAAGGCGCTCAAACACCTTGTTCCAACCGTCCTTGTCGGCTTCGTCCGGCAGGCGCAGCAGCTTGTCGGCGGGAACGCCGAAATGCTTTTCGAGGTTGCGGTAACTGTCGGCCAAGGCCGCCAGTCCCTTCTCGTCACCGGGGAACCCCTTGGACTCGACAAATCCGCGCAGGTCCGGCGCAAACCCGCCGTACCACGGGGCTGCGGCACCAGCGGCACCAGCGGCACCAGCGGCACCGTCGGCACCAGCGGCACCAGCGGCACCAGCGGCACC